TTTATTGGCATGTATGACCGAAATCATGGTGGAGTGTGAATTCAAATGACCAAATCAACTTTTACTAAAACTAAATCACAAATCAAATCCTCTAGATATTATCTTTTCTGGGGTGCAGCAACCATTGCTGTTGTTGCTGGACAAGTCTATGTCGGTACTGGATACCGTGCAATGGCAGAATCTATGAATAGATGGTTTGAAGAAACCATTGATATTATAACCATACCCCACACAGGGCCTGGAGGTTATGGTGGAAGGCCTGGATTAGATCCAAGGAAGATGGAACCTATGGAAGATATGTGGGGGATGCCAATAATCCAATGATCCTTAGTGAAATTGATGCCGCATATGCAGCAGATAAATTCATTGATTATTTTTCTAATACTGGAAGAATCGATGAATACCTTCGTAATGTAAAACTAGATCGTATGGCTCAATTACCTATGCCTTTATTTGGTATGGGGCCTGAGGATGATCTATTCACTAATTTTGATATGCATCCTAATGATATGGATATCAAGATCTATCTAGCTGGAGAGAAGAATGGATTTAGTAATGAATATTTCAATGAGAGATTGGAGATTACTACATCACATGCTATAGAAAAATCTGTGCCTGGAAAATCCCTCAAATGGATTGTAAAAGAAACTAATACAGATAAAACTATTGGATTCTGTAGGTTTGGATCTCCTACTATTAACTCTAAACCTAGAAATGATTGGTTGGGAAATGTTCCAGAACTAACTAGGTTCAATAAACATGCCATCATGGGATTTATTATTGTTCCAACTCAACCATTTGGATACAATTATCTGGGTGGGAAACTTTTAGCAATGTTATGCTGCTCTCATCTCGCTAGAGAGACACTAAACAAAAAATATAATGCAGATATTTGTTTATTTGAAACTACATCACTATATGGAACTACTAAATCATCATCTCAATATGATGGATTGAAACCATATATGAGATACAAAGGATTGACAGAGAGTAATTTTACTCCCCTTATACACGATTCTATTTTTCAAGACTTAAACAAATGGTTCACTGCAAGAAACAACGATAAGTGTCTAGTAAAGGAAGATGCCTCTAGTAGAAAACTGAAGATTCAAACAAAGATGATATCTATTATCAAAAAATGTTTGAATGATCCCGAAAAGATCAAACAATTCAATGACGCTATTCTTTCTGCAAAGGATCTTACCCAACAGAAGAGATTCTATATGTCAACCTATGGTTTTAAAAACTCTAGAGAAGTTATCTTGGGAGAACAAGATACTCCCATCAAAGCAGATAACTATGACAGGTTTGAGGTTGAAGAAATAATCAAACACTGGAAGAAGATGGCTACAAAGAGATTCGATAAACTCAAGAACGAAGGAAGATTAAGGACTAAGTTGGAAACTTGGAATACCAATCCTGATGAAATAGACATTATTCGATGAAAATGAACGATCAAACCAAACTTATGTTCGCTCTAGAACATATAGCACACTTGGAAGACCTTATAGCAGGTAACGAATGGGAGACATACTTAAGTTCTAACCTCCTGACAATTAAATTTGAACTAGAAAGACAACTATCACAACTACAGTATCAAAGAAATGGCAGATCTAAAAGACTGGCTGAACTCGATAAACTTGACTAAGGAGGATATCACTAGGGAAGATCCCCAGTTGATAAAGAAATATGCTCCATTCATAATTAATAAATGTATGTCTGCACATCTTGATTGCATCATGTTTGCAAATGAGATGAACCTACAATCCCACTTGGCCAAAGACCTTCAATATCAATTTTATCTAAATAGTATTAGGAAAAGATTCTCTCCGTGGCTCCGTAAAGATAAGATCAAGAATCTTGATGTTGTCAAATCATACTATGGTTATAGTAATGAAAAAGCAATCCAAGCATTGAAAATCTTAACTAAAGAGCAGTTGGATTACATTAAAAAGCGAATTGACGTTGGAGGTACAACATGAGTGGGTTTACAGAACCTGAGATTGATTGGTCACAGGATCAAATGATCGAAGTCACATTGAATGAACCAGATGATTTTTTGAAAGTCAGAGAAACTCTCACTAGGATTGGTGTAGCTTCTAGGAAAGAAAAGAAGATCTATCAATCATGCCATATTCTTCACAAGCAAGGTAGATATTACATAGTTCATTTTAAAGAGTTGTTTGCATTAGATGGAAAGTCTGCTAATCTTTCTATCAATGATGTTCAACGTCGTAATAGGATTATTACCCTTCTTTCAGATTGGGGATTGATTACTATTGTAAATTTGGAAAGGATAAAAGATGTTGCTCCACTAAATCAAATCAAAGTTTTATCATTCAAAGATAAGGGAGATTGGACATTAGAAACCAAATATAATATAGGCAAGAAAAAGAAAGTAGTTCAGACATCGCCAAGTGCATTTGTAAAGGCAGATTGACGGTTATTACATGACAT